TGCTCTCGACACCCTGACCAGCCAGTATAGTCACAACGTATATCTATGGAGGGCTCTTTAGCCCCAGAGGGTGGCTACCAAGGAAGATCCGTCGGAGGGTAGCTGTTGCCAGCACGCGGGCCACGCTGGCGTCTACGCGGAGTAGTACAGTCTGGGAGTACACCCGGCTCATAACCGGGAGGTCACGGGTTCGAATCCCGTCTCCGCTACGAGAAGGGGGCACTATGTCCAGAAGCAGGAAGCCTTTGGAACCCCCGAGCCAACCATGTGGTGCCACTACCCGCAAGGACCCCGAGACGGGTGAGCGACGGCAGTGCAAGAACCTCGCCATCAGGGGAGCTACGGTCTGCCGGATGCACGGGGCGAACAAGAAGGTCCGGGCTAACGCTGACCGGAGGGTCGAGGTCTACGTTCAGGAAGCCAAGCTGGCTCAGTTCCTCCAGACCAACGGGTACGAGCCGGTGGAGAACCCGCTTGAGGCTCTTCGTGACCTGGCCGGTGAGATCGTGGCGGTGAAGAACTGGCTGAGGGATCAGGTGACCCACCTGGACCACGAGAGCTCCGTGCAGGGCGAGCAGATCTCAGCTCTGATGCAGCTGTACTCAAACTTCCTCGACAAGGCCGACCGCACCCTGACGAACATCGCGAAGCTCAACATTGACGAGCGGCTGGCCCACATCGAGCAGGCTAAGGCTCAGGTTATGGTCCTGGTGATGGTGGAGGCGATCAACCGCCTCATGCCAGGTCAGCCAGCCAAGCAGAACCAGGCGAAGGCTCTGGTAGGTCAGCTTCTTGAGCGGTATGATCGCTAGCGGCCTGAGCCATCTCCACCCAGAATTGTATACTTTCTCGAGGCACCAACACCGATAGCACCGTCCGGTACATCGACTTAGCGGCCCAGTACTCGGTGTTGATCAGTTCGTTCATGATTGGAGCATAGCATGCCCAACGCTTTCCTGCAAGCGGCGGCCATGCTCCAGCCTAAGGGGTACTCTGACCCGCAGAAGTGGGTTGAGGAGCGGCTCCACGGCAGCCTCTGGTCCAAGCAGCGTGAGATCATGGAGTCGGTCCGGGATAACCGTAAGACGGCCGTCCGCTCCTGTCACTCCGCTGGGAAGAGTCACATTGCCGCCGCGACCGCTTGCTGGTGGATCGACTCCCACGAGCCCGGTGAGGCCTTCGTAGTCACCACTGCCCCGACCTTCCCGCAGGTAAGGGCGATCCTCTGGCGGTACATGAACCGGATGCACAAGTCGGCGAAGCTCGTCGGCGAGATGCATCAGACCGAGTGGTCTCTCGGCGGTGAGCTCGTAGCGTTCGGCCGGAAGCCCTCTGACTACTCGGAGTCTGCCTTTCAGGGTATCCACGCTCCGAAAGTCCTGGTGATCCTGGATGAGGCTTGCGGTGTCCCCGAGTCGCTGTGGCTGGGTGCGGAAGTCATCACCACAACTCCTGACTGCCGCATCCTCGCCATCGGGAACCCCGATGTCCCCGGTACACCCTTTGAGCGGGCGTGCGACAACTGGCACAGCATCAAGATCTCGGCTTACGACACCCCGAACTTCACGGGTGAGGACGTACCGGATTCGGTGAAGTCTCAGCTCTGTGACCCTGTGTGGGTCGAGGAGAAGCGCAAGGAGTGGGGCGAGGACAACCCGCTGTTCCAGGCGAAGATCCTGGCTGAGTTTCCCAAGGATGCCAAAGATGCGGTGGTTCGAGGATCGGACGTTGCCCGATGCCGTGTACCAAGAGACCTCACTTACGGCCCAGGAGAGCTACACCCTGTTGAGCTCGGAGTCGACGTTGGAGGAGGCGGCGATGATACCGTCATCCGCGAGCGTCGTGGTCCTGTGGCTGGGCGAGAGTGGGTTCTACGCTCTGACCGTCCAGAAGACATAGCCCCTCTGGTCATCAAGTGCATCAACACGACTGGCGCGTCGGCTGTAAAGATTGACTCCATCGGGGTCGGGGCCGGTCTGATCGGTGAGCTCCGTAACCGGGCCGATGTCCGTGGCTGCCGGATCGTTGCTGTGAACGCCGCCAACCGGCCGAGCAGGAACGAGATGGCGAACTGCCGTGCTGAGTACTGGTGGATGGCCCGGACCCTCTCGGAGAACGGTGAGTGGGACCTGAGCGAGATGGAGAACGCTGACGATACTGTCGCGCAGCTCTGCAACCCTCGCTGGCTGGTCAACCCGTCCGGTAAGATCCTGATTGAGAAGAAGGATGACATCCGTGAACGTCTAGGCCGCAGCCCGGACAATGCGGAGGCGCTCATTCTCGCCTACTTCATGCCGGGCCACGACCTAGATGAGTGGTTCGCGGTCAGGTCAGCTAGAACGCCTCGTCCAGTGTACGGACAGTCGCCGACGCAGATTTCGCAGACCTTGCGGCCACACGGCTCTCCGGCGTAGAGACGACCAGGACTGGCGGACGCAGCGCACTCTCCTTGATGTTCGTGCTGTTGAATCGTGCCCAGTAGCCACCGGACAGCCTGAGGAACAGGATGCCCAGCCCGTCCTGGACCACCGTACCCTCATGGTACGACTCCTTGACGGCCTGGATGTCGATCTTATCGAACGCCCGCCGGAACCCCGTGTCGGTGACCACCTCAACTGACTTATCGTATACGCACTTCACGGTTCCGTTGATTCGGACGGTCAGTTCTACTTCTTGGCCTGGTTGCAGGTCTCCAGTATTCATGATGTGACGATACCACAGGGAGGGCGAATTGGCAAGGCGCATACCCTTCCTCGGCAAATCCGCTAAGCTGCCAGCGGGAGCCACCAAGATGGTCCCCATGGAGACTGTGCTCCAGCTGCTCCAGGCGCAGGACCAGGCCCACGCGAAGTTCGACGGCCAGTCGTCCCCTAAGCTGATGGAGACGCCCCCGCTGTGGGGAGAGATCCCCTTTGGCCCGGGCAACCGGATCTTCCCTGCCGCGATCACCCCGCTCCGTCCGGACACCGGCCGCGCTGAAGCCCAGCAGTACGAGTACCAGGTCGCCCACAACCTCCAGCTGAGCAACCAGCGGCAGGTTCCGTGGCAGACGCTGCGTAGTGCTGCCTCCAGCCCCCTGGTCCGCCCCATCATCAGGAAGCGCCAGAGGGACCTGTGTAAGCTGCCGTGGGACATCGCGGTGAAGCGCTCCGTAATCGAGGAAGCCGCCCGCCAGTCGGGTGACGGCTCAGCCAACGCCGCGTCCAAGCTGGCCAAGTCTCTCGGCCCCGACATCGCCAGGTGCCGCACGTTCTGGGAGAGCCCTGACCCGGTTAACGGCTACGACTTCGCCGACTGGTTCACTCAGCTCATCGAGGACCAGCTGGTTCTGGATGCGGTCGCGATCTACCCCGAGACCACGTACGGCGGCAAGCTGTACGGTCTGCGTGGTGTGGACGGTGCCACCATCAAGCCGCTGCTGAACGAGTACGGCCGCCGTCCTGTTGCCCCGTACCCTGCGTTCCAGCAGATCCTGTATGGCTTCCCGCGTGGCGAGTTCACGGCCGATGTCGGGATCAATGACCCGGACGTGTACAACGCCGACCAGCTCATCTACCGGCGCCAGTACATCCGGACCATCTCGCCGTATGGCCTGAGTCCTGTCGAGACTGCTCTGCTCGACATCGACCTGTTCCTTAAGCGGCACGGGTGGATGCGTTCGGAGTACACGGAAGGCACCCTGGCGGAAGCGTACCTCAAGACGTACGGCGAGAGTCAGACTCAGTGGTCTCCCCAGCAACTTCTGGAGTACGAGCGTGCACTCAACGACAGCATGTCAGGGTCCACTGCCGAGCGGCACCGGATGCGGATGCTGCCGCCCGGCTGGGAGCCCATCGCTTCCGCCGACGCTTCTGAACGGTACAAGTCCGACTACGACCTCTACATCATCCAGCTCGTCTGCTCCCACTTCGGAGAACGAGCTGAGCGAATGGGCTTCACAGTTGGCAAGGGCGCTCTCGGAGGTACCGGAGTCGCTAACCAGTCTGACGAAGTCTCTGCGGAGTCTGGCCTGTTCCCTGACGCCAAGTGGTGGATGAGGCAGTTCAC